AAAGAAAAAGACATTGAGAATAAGTTAAAGGTTGTTGAATTGCAAAACATGGACAAGAACGAGCAAAAAGCAAAAGACACCAACTTTCTCAAGAGTTTTGTTAATCAATGATGGATATTAAGCAGATACTGCTATCAGATGCGTCAACTGATGCAAAGTTGTCTGCATTGGCAATTCTGCTTGATAAACAACTTCCTAAACTTGAAAGCCATGTCCTTGATGTAAAGAAACTACAAGGCCCTGTTGGTGACAAGGGAGAAAAAGGCGATCAAGGCCCACAAGGTGAGCGTGGTATTGATGGCAAAGATGGAAAAAATGGTGATAATGGCAAAGATGGTGCTAATGGTAAGGATGGAGAAGATGGAGTCTCCATTGTTGGCACTAAGATAGACTTTGATGGGTCTTTGGTTGTCACTTTTTCTGATGGTAAGACAATAAATGTTGGTGAAGTTGTTGGAGAGAAGGGCGAGCGTGGGCCACAAGGCGCTGCTGGCGTTTCTGGACAAAACGGGCAAGCATTTGCTAATCTTGATGGTGGTTATCCATTTAGCATCTATGGTGGGGTCACTCCTATTGATGCAGGGGGCATTTAATGGCAATTCAAATACAACTCAGGCGTGGTGATGCGGCTGATTGGACTTCTTCTAATCCACTTCTTGCTGAAGGTGAATTGGGAATAGAGCTTGATACCTTAAAAATTAAAATTGGCAATGGTATTGACAACTGGAATGCACTAGCTTATGTATCTGGAGGCGGTGGTGGTGGTGGAGTAACTTCTGTTACAGGTACATCTCCAATTGTTTCAAGTGGTGGTACTACACCTGCTATTAGTTTGGCATCTACCTATGGAGATACATTAAACCCTTATGGAAGTAAGACTGCAAACTATGTACTTGCTTCTCCTGATGGTTCTTCTGGTGTTCCTACGTTTAGAGCAATTGTCGCCTCTGACATACCGACTCTAAATCAAAACACAACTGGTTCTGCGGCAACTTTAGCAACAGGCAGAACAATATCTATAACAGGGGATTTAGCATACACAAGCCCAAGTTTTAATGGTTCTACCAATGTAACTGCATCAGGCACATTGGCTACTGTAAACACTAATGTTGGTTCATTTACAAATGCAAGTTTGACTGTCAATGCAAAGGGGTTGATAACTGCGGCATCTAGTGGTACTGCACCAGTTACTTCTGTAACAGGAACTTCACCAGTTACCTCTAGTGGTGGCACGACACCAGCAATTGGTTTGGCAAGTGGTTATGGAGATACACAAAATCCATACGCAAGCAAAACTGCAAATTTTGTTTTAGCAGCACCAAATGGATCTTCTGGCGTTCCATCATTCAGAGCAATAGTTGCTTCTGATATACCTACATTAAACCAAAATACTACTGGTACAGCCGCAAATATTACGGCATCTAGCAATAGCACATTGACAACATTAAGCGCACTAAGTTTGCCTTATTCGCAGTTGTCTGGAACTGTTCCTACTTGGAATCAGAATACAACTGGTACAGCATCTAACGTCACAGGTACTGTAGCAATTGCTAATGGTGGTTCTGGAACAACGACTGCACAAGGAGCAATGAACGCATTTGCAGGGGCTGTCACTAGTGGTTCGTACTTGCGTGGCAATGGCACTAATGTTGTCATGTCCACCATTCAAGTTGCTGATGTACCGACACTAAACCAAAACACTACAGGAACTGCGTCAAATGTTACGGGAATAGTAGCAGTTGCTAATGGTGGTACTGGAACTGCTACACCTGCTTTAGTGGCTGGAACTAATATCACTATTACAGGCTCTTTTCCAAATCAAACTATCAATTCAACTGCTAGTGGTAGTGGAACAGTCACAAGCGTAGCGGCAACAGTCCCATCATTTTTGTCTGTGAGTGGATCGCCAATTACAACAAGTGGCACATTGGCTTTTAGTCTTGCATCAACTCCGACTAATGGTCAATTGTTAATTGGTAATGGGACTGATTTTTCCTATTCAACATTGACTGCTGGAAGCAATATAACAATTACAAATTCTTCAGGTGGTATCACTATCGCATCAACTGGTGGTGGAGGATCATCTTCACCCATTCCTAAATTACAATCTTGGTCAATTGGAGCAATGTAAATGGCACAGAATACAAACCCTATTTTTCCTCTAACTCCAGTAAATACTTGGGTTAGTGGAGCAGCGGCTAATGCTGCAACTCCTGGCGTTACCGCCAACACGACTAAAGACCTGACTAGCGGAACGATTTATGGGCCGATTTTTACGGGCAAAGCTGTTGATGGTTCACGGCTAGATTTTATTAAAGTTAGGTCGCTTGGCACTAACGTAGCAACTGTTATTCGTATTTGGTTGAACAATGGTTCTGCAACAGGTACAGCGGCTAATAATGCACTTTATCTTGAAAGAACTTTATCATCAACTACTAATTCTGAAACAGCAGAACTTCCTGACATCATCTTGCCATTGAACATTAGTTTGGCGGCAGGTTATCGTGTGTACGCTACATTCGGTACAGCAGTAGCAGCAGGTTTCCACTTAACTGCTGTTGGTGGAGATTACTAATGTTTACGGGGTTCGCATCTGAAAATACACCTGCAATACAGGTATGGGATTTCTTTAGGACTTTTGCAAGTACCTCTGCTATTCGTTCAGTATCTTTGGCAGATGATTGCGCTCCTATTCAAGTGTTTCGTACAGGGGCAACAACTACTGCTATTAGAGTTTATTTGCCAACATCACCAATTGAAGGCAAACAAATAACAATTGTTAATCAGCAATATGGCACTAGTGCTCAAAGTATTAGCATTTATTCTTCTGATACAAGTGGCGATGGCACAATTATTGCTATTTTTACGCTAGGACAAGGGGATTCAGTAATTCTTGTTTATTCAAAACAAAATATTAACTATGGAACAAGTTTAGGTATTTCTCAAACTGGTTGGATTTCATTAAATAAAAGTTCGCCTAGTGCTACTGGCTATTATTCTGCAATAGTAGGTGGAAATAACAATTCTGCAAGCGGTACAAATACTGTTGTTGTGGGCGGTCAAAGCAACACAGCAAACAATACAAGTGCCACTGTTATTGGTGGCCAAGGCAACACAGCAAGCAATCAATTTGCCTCTGTTCTTGGCGGCACAGCTAACACAGCAAACCAGTATGCTTCTGCTGTTGTTGGTGGCGACACTAACACAGCAAGCAACAATCACTCTGTTGTTATTGGTGGGCAAAACAATACTGCAAATAGCATAAACAGTGTAGTTGTTGGTGGCAGACGAGGTACAACAAGAGCAATAGATGGCAATTTTGTTACGTCAGCAAGTAATGCGCCAATTGCCGCCTCAATTGGAGTTCAACAACTTGCTACGTTATTGCTTGGTCGTCAAACCACAGACGCAACTGCGACAAGGCTTACAAGCGACACAGGAGCCGCAGGTACAACCAACCAAGTAATCCTACCCAACAACAGCGCCTACACATTCCAAGGCACTTGCATTGCCAACGTCACGGCTGGCGGTACTACATCTGGCTGGAAGTTTGAAGGCGTAATCAAGCGGGGCGCTAACGCTGCATCCACTGCTTTAGTTGCGGCTGTTACACCAACTGTCATTGCTCAAGACGTTGGCGCTGTTACTTGGGTTTTGGCGGTTACTGCTGACACCACCAACGGCGGCATAGCTGTGACTGTTACAGGTCAGGCGGCAACCACAATCCGATGGGTGGTAAAAATCGAAACAACTGAGGTAACTTTCTAATGGCTCTGAAAATTTCTATCCCAACAAGCAACGTAGGCGTTCCATTCACAGACGCTTATGCCCGTATCACGAACATCTTTGGCAACAAAGACCAAGTGCAATACCAAGTGTCTGTGTCTGCTAATGCTGATGCTAGACACGCAAACGCACAGGAAGTAGCACAACACGCCTTCTATTGCCCAACTCCACAGGGAAACCTGATGGATGGTCTATATGCTGATCTTAAACAGCAAGTTGGTTTTGAGGATGCTGAAGACGTATGACACCAGAACTCGAAAAGTACTATACAGATCGGTTTGATATGATGTCAACCGAAGGATGGAAAGATTTAATGGAAGATATTGACAAAATGATAGAGCCTTTGAATAATATTGCAACGATTGCAGATGAAAAAAGTCTACAATTCAGAAAAGGTGAGTATTCAATCCTTATTTGGCTGAAGAACTTAAAACAAGTCAGCGAAAGAGCATTTGAGGACTTAAATGAGAAGAATGTATGAATTTGCCTGTATAAACGGGCATAAGACAGAAAGATTTGTTGATTATGAGGCAACAAGTCTGAAGTGTGAGTGTGGTGAGAATTCTCATCGCATTCTCTCAGCGCCAGCTTTTCGCTTAGAAGGGTGGTCTGGAGCGTTTCCATCAGCGCATGGGAAGTTCGAGAAAAGCCACATAGACAAGTTGAATGCTGAACGCAAACTCAACTCATAAGCAATTATGCCGAGTTGAATCTCCTACAACCGATTAACGGCAGGAAAAGGAAAAAAGTATGTTAGTTGATGATGACAAAGAAGAGTTGGGTGAGTTAGAGATCGAAGAACAGAAGATTTCGCAAAAGAATGAACTTCCTGAGAAATACAGGGATAAAAGTTTAGACGAGATTGTGAAGATGCACCAAGAGGCTGAAAAGCTAATTGGAAAGCAAGCACAGGAAGTAGGCGAGGTTAGAAAGTTAGCCGATGAACTTATCAAACAGAACCTTGGTTCACGACAACAACAGACTAGACAGGAAGAGCCTGAAGTAGATTTTTTTGAGAATCCACAGATGGCAGTTCAAAAGACTGTTGATAATCACCCAGACATCCTAGCGGCACGACAAGTAACGCTAGAAATGAAAAGGTCACAGATTCAGCAAAGGTTAGCGCAAGAGCATCCCGACTTTGGAGACATTGCCAAAGATCAGGACTTTGCAAATTGGGTGAAATCTAGCCCTATTCGCATTAAAATCTTCGAGCAAGCCGATTCTGGATATGATTACGACTCAGCCAATGAATTGCTATCTACCTATAAACAGCTACGTTCTGTTAAACAGAAGCAAACAAGTAATGAGGGCGAGGTAACTCGCAAACAGAACTTAAAAGCAGTAGGTGTTGATGTAGGTGGTTCTGGTGAATCATCAAAGAGGGTATACAGAAGGGCAGACCTTATTCGGCTCAAAATGCAAGACCCAGATCGTTATGATGCTTTAAGTCAAGAAATTATGGCAGCATACTCAGAAGGTCGAGTTCGTTAAACTTTAGGAGATTTAATCATGGCATATCCAACACCAGCGGTTACAGTAACAACCGCAGAAAAATTCATCCCAGAAATCTGGTCAGATGAAATCGTAGCCGCATACAAGAAAAACCTTGTTTTGGCTAACATCGTAATGAAGATGAACTTCAAGGGCAAGAAGGGTGACACAGTTCACATTCCAGCTCCTACTCGTGGTAACGCATCAGCAAAAGCGGCATCTACTGCTGTGACTCTGATTGCCGATACTGAGACAGAAGTTCAAGTCTTGATTAACAAGCACTATGAGTACTCACGTTTCATTGAGGACATTGTTGAAGCACAAGCATTGAACAGTTTGCGTCAGTTTTATACTGCCGATGCTGGTTACGCTTTGGCTAAACAAGTTGATACCGACTTGATCCAATTGGGTCGTGCTTTCAATGGTGCAACTGTCGGTACTAACGACTACGCAACAAGCAATTCATCCACCAAAGCCTTTATTGGCGGTGATGGTACTACTGCTTACAACAGCACATCTTCCAATGCTTCTGCGTTGACTGATGCCGCTATTCGTCGCACGATTCAGCGTTTGGATGACAATGACACTCCTATGGATGGTCGTTTCTTCATCATTCCTCCTTCAAGCCGCAATACGTTGATGGGTCTTTCCCGTTATACAGAACAGGCTTTTGTGGGTAATGGTAACGCAATCCGTACTGGTGAAATCGGTCAACTGTATGGTATCCCCGTGTTCACATCTAGCAATGCTGATACTGGCGCAGGTAATAGTGCAACAGATCGTATCTGCTTGATGGGTCACAAGGACTCTATGGTTCTGGTTGAGCAAGTTGGTGTTCGTTCACAGACTCAGTACAAACAAGAGTACCTCGCTACTCTGTTTACATCTGACACTCTGTATGGTGTAAAAGCCATGCGTACAGCCGCCACAACTGGTGCAGCTTTGTCTTCTAGCGCATTTGCGTTAGCAGTTCCAGCCTAATAGTTGCCTTTTCCCCTCGCCTTAATCGGTGGGGGGATTTTTTACATCAAGGAGATTTATTATGGCAGCAGCAACAGCAGTAGTTTCCCGTAGGGGAACTGACCAATTCCGAGGTCTTTTTTCGGATACTTGGTCTGTAACAGCAACACTAAACGCTTCATCTTTAGTTGATGGCGCAGGTGAAACAAACACCATTACAGTACCTGGCGTAAAGCTAGGCGACATTGTGATGAACATCAGTATGGGTGTGGATGTCTCTGGACTCTCCATCACGCCTTATGTCTCAGCAGCAGATACTGTCTCTATTCGTTTCCAAAACGAAAGTACAGCTACTGTGGACTTAGCAAGCACTACAGTTAAGTGCGTTGTAGTTCGTTTGGTATGATAAAAGGGGGCTAATACCCCCCTTTTTTTGGAGTTTTTTATGGCTACTTTTCGTTGTTTACAGTCTGGTACTCTAATAACTTTCACGTATCAACACGATATTGACAGCATGAAAGGTCACGAAGGATACGTTCTTGTTGAGGAAACTCCAAAGGAAGTAGAAGATAAACCCAAGTTGGGCAGACCAAAAAAAGAGGTTTCAAATGTCGGAAATTGATCCAAGGGAATTTGGTAAGCTAGAAGCCCAAGTTGAGGCTTTACAAGCAGAAGTCCATGGACTTCGCCAAGATATTAAATTGCTGCTTGAGATGGCTAACAAGTCTAAAGGCGGTTTCTTTGTGGGAATGGCTATCGCCTCTGTTGTTGGCGGTGTTATTTCTTTTGTTGCAACCAAGTTAATTCGATAGGAAATATATGCCACAAGTAGGAAACAAGAAATTCCCATACACAGAAAAAGGCGAGAAAGAAGCCAAAGAGTATGGCAAGAAGAAATCTATGCCTGTTACTGTAATGATTGCTATTGGTAAGCCTAAAGCTATGCCTACCCGTGGTGGTCGCACAGCTACCAATATGATGAAAAAGTCTGGACGAGGTAAATAATGTCTTCTTTAACTTCTCCCGTTACGCTTCTTAGCTCTGTTACTGCTACAGGTGCTTCCAAGGCTGTTCAGGTAGATGCTGGTATGCCAGCAATTCTGCACGTTACAGGTATCACAACTGCTACT